CGTAGCCGTCGAAGGCCACGCCTTAGGCGTACTCCTGTTCCCCCGCCAGTTGGAAACAGCGGTGGACTGGTTAGTCCGGTCCTGACGGAACATCTATCAGGCGGTGATCTGGTTGACGTAGCCGTGAAGCGTGATGACGTTCGTCGTCGCCGCGAACGCCTTGACGATCAACGCCGTCGAAGCGTTGCCCTTCAAGAGCAGCCCCGGCGCGACCAGAACCAGCCCGGCTTCCGCACCGATCGTTATCTCAATCAGGTCGTTCGGGGCTGTCGTACCGCCCCACTCCAACGTCAACTTCCGATCCGTGGAGTCGCTGTTCATCGCGTACAACCAAATCTCGTCATACGTCGTCGCGGTGCCTGAACCGGTGTGAATCGTCGTCCCGGCGCTGCTAGTCGCAGCAACAAGGATCGGTCGCCCGTCCGTTGACCCTGACAGTTTGACCTTTGCGAATGTTGCCATCTGGTTCTCCTAACCTGAGAATACTTGTCCGGCGAGAACGATGTTCGCATCCGTCCACGCTGTTGCTGGTGCGCTGTCCAAAGTAAGCGTCCCGATGGTAGCCGTATCGGTCACCGACAGGTTGCCGTCCGCTATGTCCAAAGCGTTCTGCCCATCCGTGCCGGTGATCGTGAGGGCTTCCGCACTTGAGTCCCACACCATCGAATCCCCGGCAGTATCCGAGTACCAAGTCATGTCAATACCGGAGCCGTCCGACCCCCACGCCTGAGCCGCAGTCAACCCGGCGAAGTTCACCGAAAGAGCAACCGCCCCGGAGGTCGCCCCGCCTTGGAGGCCGCTCGCCGCCGCTGTCGTCACTTCGGTGATGTCACCCGCTGACACGACATCGGAGATCAGCGCCTTCTTCGTGGCGTTGGAATCGTCAACGTCCGAGATCAGCATGTAGTCGGAGGTCGTCGCCGTCGCTGAGGTCGCCCCGTTCACATCCACGTTCACGGTGACCGTGCCTGAGGTTCCTCCACCCGACAGGGCCGTACCAGCCGTCACCCCGGTGATGTCTCCGGCTAGGTCAACCGCGACCCATGCCGAGCCGTTGTAGTACGCCAGCGTGTCAGCCGGGGTCGTCGTCGTGTACGCGAACATTCCATCCGACGGACTGGTGAGCGCCGCGTCACGGGTCGTTTCGGTAGCGAACACCATGATGCTTTGCTGCATCAGGTAGGTGTTGACGTCCGATGCCGTGAGGACGTCTCCGGTGCTCCACGTTTTTGAGCCTGCTCCGGCCATTACTGCCTCCTATCGGGTGAGACTAACATCAGTACGAAAGCGCCGAGGTGCCAAGCACCCCAGAGGTGCTGCTGTCCAAGATGAAACCATCGAGGATCTTCTCGGCGGTTTGGAAAGTCGTTTTCCACGACGACGGCGTGATCGTATGTTCGATCCCTTGAACGGACAGGGTGCGGGTCACGGTGCCGCCGCCGGGTTGCGTTCGGGTGACCTGAATCGGGTCGAACAGTTCCGTGTTCAACGCGGCGATCACCCGATCACTGGTGTCCTGATAAGCGTCGATCGTGATGGAGCCGATACGGAGGTCCGGGTCTTTTCGCTCATTCAGGATCGCCTTGGCTTGAAGTAACGCATCAGCGTCGGAGTCCATGAGTAGCCCGGTGCGGGACAGGTCACGCAGGAAAAACGAGTTGATCGAATCCGTGTCGCTCACATTCTGGGCGCTGCCCCCCGTTCGCTGCACCGTCACATCGTTCGCAAGGATCGTGTCGTCAATGTCGAAATCAACAGACTCGTAGTAGATCCCCGACCCGGTATCGACGAACACCGTCGGTGACGCAGCGTGAGCCTTCACGATGGCGTTCCGATCCATGAACTTGAGAACACCGTTCGGCTTCGTGAAGAACGCCCCCAACTCGGTGTCGGTGATCGTCTGGCACGCATCAAGGGTGTCGCGTGTCGTACCCGGATCGGCTTGACAGGTGGTCAGCCCGGCTGAGAAGTCCCGTGACGAAGTAGGCCAACTGATCTCGTCGAGGATCTCCCCGATGCGAGTCCCGGTCAGGTCACCAGCCGACGACCCGGCCACGGCGGTCACGTTCGTCAAGTTCAGGATGCGGAACGCATCGGTCGCTACGAGGGTCACGAACGCGGCTGACTCACCGGGGGCATAGGTGTAATCCCATTCGTCAATGAACCCTGAGTAGAGGGTGTAAAGCGTCCCCGAATAGGTAGCGGTGACCTTCAGTTGGCGCATCGGGAGGATCTTGTCGGCATAGGTACCATTGTCCGGGTCGAAGGTTCCCGTCGTATCCGTGAACGTCACCGTTGAACGACCTGCTTCGTGCCGGTCGAGTATCCGATCTCGGCCTCTAGCGATACTCACCGTGTTGACCAAACTCGTGATGTCCACCGGGGTGCTCGCCGTATCAGACAGAACACCCGTACCCAACGGAGACGCAGCGTCACCAAGCACAAGGTCGACACCGAACGACGGCGACGCCGTGAACCGGACCGACACCGCCAACGTCGCAGCAGCGGCCATTAGTTCAACACCACCGACCGGCCAGACTGCTGCGACCTGAGTAGCCCCTTACGGATCGACTCGACCAGTTCACGCTCCGACGACACCGACCCCTCGACGTTGACCGTGATGTACGTCGCACCGCCACCGGGAGTGATCGTTTCCCCGGCGTGGACATTGACCAGACCGCCCCTCTTTATGAACCCGCCGGATGCCGCCGACGGAGCCAATGTGGCGAGAAACTCATGGATGTCTTGGGCGCTGTGGCCCGCAGCCAACGCATCATCCATCGCTGTAAGCCGGTCATTCAATTGTTCCATAACTGCCAACTCGACAAACGATGACGACAGATCACCACCGGCGAGGGTTTTGCTTGCGATACCTGCCCGCAACTCGTCAACCGTTATCTCCGCAATCGGGGGCTTGCCCCCAGTCGGCGTCGTCGGAGTGGTAGTGGTCGTCCCGGTTGCGGTGCTAGTTGCTGTGGTACCTGACGGGGTGGTAGTCGTCACCGTCCCACCATCGACTGTGACCTTGGTGCGGTTCAACAACTCCATCTGACCAACCAACTCTGCGATCGCATCCTTGAACCGGTCAACTTCGCTTTTGGCTGTGGCAATCTGCGGTTCCAGTTCCAGCAGTCGGGCACGCATCGTGTCGAACTCAGAGTGGGCGTACCGAGCCTCAAGGCTCATCATCTCCATCTCGTCAGCAAGGTCTGGCGACAGGTTTCGCAACTTGTCCAAAGCGTCGTACACGGTGTCGCCCGCTTCGGCTAGGCCGATCTCTGCGTCAAGCCCGGCGTACTGTGCAGCCACCACACCCCACTGAGCGTCCTCTAGTTCACGGCTCAACCGTTCCAGTTCAGCGGTCTTGATTGCCGAGGTGTCCTTCATCTTGTTAGCGAAATACATCGCTTCCGTAGCCGCGTCCTCGGCTTCGGTCATGTCGTTGGTTGCCTGAGTTCGCTGCTCTTCCAAGACGAGCAATTGCCGGTCGATAACATCTACGGCTTCGGCGGTACGCGCCCCCGTTTCCTCGGCTGCCGTAAGAGCCTCTGTGGCGAGGGTTTGCTTGTCTCGGGCGACCTGTAGTTGCAAACCAATACGCGCTGCTTCCTCTTCCATGCGGGACAAATCTTGGGTCGCGCGTTGCAGCCCGTCGATAGGACTTCGCGCGTGGTTGACCGCCTTCGTGTAAGCATCTTGAGCAGCGATCAGATCAAGCGTCGTAGCCTCACCCGCTTCGACCGCCGTCTCAGTTTCCGCTAGACCATCCTTGAGTTTGATAAGCGCAATCGCTTGCTTCGCGCTGATGTCGGCCTGCGCCGCGTCCGTAGCCGACACAATCTCCAAGTCGACGAGAGCCTGCTCGACTTCGGTGACCGCTGCTTGCTGGGCTTGAAGTGATGCCACCAGATCCCGCTGCGCTTGAAGCGCCCCGCTGCTGAGTTCTGTTTGGCGTCCCTCCAACTCCGCGACCGAAGCGTTGATGTCGAAGTACGCGAGACGCTGTTGGTTGAGGGTGTGCAGCAGATCACGTTGGAACCTGCCGCCTTCCTGCTCGATAAACGCACGCTCTTCAGCGAGGTCGGCTATCTCCCCGGTGAGGTCTTTTTGACGCTGTAAAGCGTCTACCCCATCCTTATGAAACTCACGGGCAACCTGTACCTGATCTCGGTATGCCTGCTCTGCCTCAGCGATCGCCTTGCCGCCGTCTGCGCGGACCTCAGCGATCTGGGCTTCGATGTCAGCGACGTTCTCAACAGCATCGGCAAGGCCACGCGCCGCGTCACGGCTGGCGCGTAACGCCTCAAAGCCTTGACGTTCAGCGTCGGCCTGATCCTTCAACGCTTGGACGGGAGCGCGGGCCGCGACGGCTTGAGCCTCCAACTCGGCCAAATGCGCCTCGGCTAAAGCGAGCGAATCTTCTTGAGCGTTGATGCGATCCTGCAACGCATCCTTCTGGTCTTGGAGCGCGTCCTTCTGCCGTTGTAGTTCATCTGCGATTGCTTTCTCGGCTCGTACTTGAGCAGCCCGCTGGTTAGCAACCACACCAGCCCAATGTGCCGTGTCGGTCAGCGTCTCGTTTTCGATGTCAAACGCCGTGCCTCCACTAGCGGATTGCAGCATCGCCCGGTCAGCCTGCTGCGCCGAAACAACCAGCGCATCCCACTTCTCTTTCGTCAGATCGAGCGCCGGACCGAGGCCGTCGTTGAGGCGGGCGATGATCTCATGGAGCGGTAGTCCGTCGAGCGCATCCCTGAACTCGCCCGCACTCTCCGAGTTGTCGGCAAACATCTGAGCAGTCGCCGCTGCTGTGGCGGCGAGAGCACGGGCCTCCGCTGCTGCTTCTGCTTGGGCAGTAGCCACCATCTCGTTCTGGGCAGCAGCCTCATTCAGACGGTGGTTGTAAATCTGCACTTCCGTTGACGCGCCGAGCACCGCGTCCTCAAACAGCGCCAACTGTTCAGCGTGGGTCTTTCCAGCACCCGCGGCCTTGATCGACTCGAACTTCTCCTCACCGAGCAGGTCGATGAACCCTTGAACCTTCTCAGCATCCGAGAGGTGCGCCTTCGCTTTCTTCTCTAATACTTTGATGTGGTCGTCGTGGGCGTCGGCTGTCTCGTCAAGCGACCGGAGAATCTGGACCCCCTGAGCCAACTCGATTTCTCCGTCGGCGATCTTCTTGCGGATCGCTGCGGCTACCTTTCGGACAGCATCTTCCTCGCCTCTCAGGGCTTGTTCTTGTAGGTGAGTATTTGTCGACAGGGCGTTCAGAGCGTCGTATTCCTTATTGAACGCATCGGTCCCGGTCCTGACGACCGCCTCAACATCCTCTTGGGCCAACCCAAGTTTGTGGAACGCCCCAACTACCTCACGGTCAATGAGTTCTGCTTGTAGCGTCGCCTGCCCGACGAACGCTTCCGTGGCGTCAGCACCGTCCTCATTGGCGCTCGCCGAATCGTCGATGGCCTTCTTCAACCGGACGTTCGCTTCGACCAGTTCGTCTATCCGGTCGACCATCGTGGTCGCCGGGTCGTTCATGTCCCGCATTTGATCGGTGAGGAGTTGCTGCCGCCCAGCGGCCTCCTCGGCTTCTTGCCCCCACCTGTTGAACAGGGTGAACACGACCGCCCCAACGGCAACAATCGCCGCGAGCGGGAGCAAGATCGCTGACAGGGACACCGTGGCACCAGCGGCGACTATGCCGAGCGTGGTCAGCGCACTCGTCAACGCCCCAGCGATCATCAACACAGGGCCGATCGCCGCAACGATCACCCCCAGAACAACGATCGTCGTTCTCATTCCCGACGACAGGCTCCCGAACCAACCGGCGATTTTCTCGATCACCGATGCCAAGCCTTGAAGCATCGGAACAACCACAGGCAGAACCGCCTCGCCCAAAGTGATCATCGACGCTTTCATCGCCGACATGGCCTGCGTCATCTGAAACTGCGCCGTTTTCTGAACGCCCTTGAACGCCTCATCCAACTTGCCGGTTGAGTTAGCGAGTTCGTCGAATACCTCACGGGCCGCACCGGTCGCCACACCGGTCAACTGCAACGCACCGTTCAGGCCACGGATGTCCTCAAAGACGTTGGACATCTCAAAGCCGTTGGCTTCTAACTGCTCCCGCAGCCCTTGGAGAGCGCCGAGAAGATCAGCCGACGCTGCGGCCCGCAGGTCGTGAAGGTCGACGCCGATCTCCTCCAACACTTTCTTCGCTTGCTGCGACGGTTTGAGAAACGACTTCATCACGCCGCCCAACTGGGTGGCCGACATCGCCGCGTCGCCCGACGCTCGGGTCAGGAACGCCAACCCGCCACCGACCTGATCGAACGAAATCCCCAACTCGGCTGCCATCGGGATCAGGCGACCGAACTGTGGTGCGAGGTCCGCAGCGGACGCCTTGCCCTGCTCCACGGTCTTAGCGAGAACGTCGGTGGCGAACGCCGCCCCGTCCGCGCTCATGCCGTAACCGTTCATCGCGTTCGTTACAGCGTCGGCGACGATAACGGTGCTGCCCAGCCCGACCGCAGCGGCTTTCGCTGAGGCTTCTAACGCTGCCGTCGCCGATGAGGCGTCAAGACCCGCCGAGGTGATGAAGAACATCGCGTCGGCGAGTTCCTTCGGTGCCCGCCCCGTTTGCCCGGACAGGCCCAGCACCGCACCCTTCAGCGTCTCAACTTCCTGAGTTGATCGCCCCACCAACGTCTCGATCTGGGTCATCGAGAACTCAAAGTCGGAGGCCATCTTCGCTGCGGCGACCCCGATACCAACGAGCGGCATCGTGACCTTCATGGTCATCGACTTGCCGACCTTGGACATCTGCTTGCCCAAACGGTCCATCGACCGTTGGGCGTCAGTCATGCCCTTCTTCAGTTGTGTGGTATCAGCGGTGATAATCGCCTTGACGACGCCGACAGTTGCCACGACCTACCGCCTAACCCTCGACCGCGACGAAGCGACCTTGCTCTGGTGCGCTGCCTCTTCGTTTTCCAACTTGAACAGCGCGATCCATTCCGTCATCTCAGCCGACGACATGCGATCTAGGAGTTCGCCTACCGTCATGCTGAGTTCACGGGCTAGTCGGAAGTAGAATCGTCGCTCGGGGTGTCGTCGGCCTCGTCGATCAGGGAAGCCGAGAAATCTTTTCCCGCGTCGCCGACCGCTTCCTCCGTCAACCCCGATGCCGCCATGCAAGCGTTCGCAAGGTCGTTGACGACCCGTGCGTTCTTCTCAAACAGCCACTCCTGATCGCCGTCCTCAAACGCCCGCTCGCCCGAGTCCGGGTCGAAGCAGGTCTGTCCAATGACATGCCACCACATGCCGATGATCCGATCCGGGTCGTTGACGTTGCCGACGGTGCCGTCCTCTGACGCCATCTCGGCGACAAACTGGGCACGCGAACGCGCTGTCATGGATCGGATCTCCACGACGACATCCCACTCGGGGATCTCGTGGAGTTCGGCGGTGCCGTCGTCGGCTGCCTGTATTGCTTCTCTGATACTGGACACGATGGTCACTCCTTGATTGTTGGGATCAGAACGTGGTGCGGGTAACTCCCCCGGTGCACTGAAGGTCCAGCGAGAACGTCACTACGTCCCCGACAGGGCTGCTGACCGAGTAGTTGGTCAGGATGCACTCACCCGTGTATTTGACGAAACCTCCGGTGCTGCCCGCCGGGCCGAAGATGAACGTCCGGGTCGCTGGCTCCGTGCCGATGATGTACCCGTCGACCGTGGCGTCCCAGATACCTGAAACGCTGATCGTGGCATCACGCAGACCCACGATGTAGGACTTGCTCGTCGATCCGAACGCTGTTGTCTCAGCCGTCTCAACGATCTCAGGGAAGTCGACCGAAACGAGAACATCGGAGATGTCCCGGCTCGTGCCTCCCGTATCGTCAAGCGAGAAGTTGGTTGCCTTGCCGTGATGGAAGGTTGGCATGTCGTGGTCCTCCTAGAACCTTGCGAATGTCACCATGAAGGTGATGCTCCCTGAGGAGCCTGCTGTGCTGGCGGTCGCTCGGATGTACCGGTTCACGGTCCCCGAACAAACCACCATCTCCGATGTCTTGGTCGCAGCCGCGACAGCGGTGAATGAAATGAGATCGGCGGCTGACGAAAAGTCGGAAGCCGAATCATGTTGAATTTTGATGGTCGTCACGCCGCCGCCGACGCTGTTCGTCGGAACGTGGAGCAGCGCCGCGCCGCCTGCCGACGACGACGCTGCTCCGTCCACCCCGGTGAGGGCACCAAGGGCGTTGTAGTCAATCGCCGCACCCGTGGTCAACTGAACGCCTGCGGTGATGCCATACGTCATCGACCCGAGCGCGCCGCTGTTGGCGGTGCCTTGGAAGTCGGCGGTGACGGTGGATACATCGCCGACCGGGTTGGAGATCGTGTAGTTGGTTTCGTCGCATCGAGCGATCGTGGCCCGGTTACCGATCGTCCCGGCAGCCTCAGCAACCGTGATGTTCGCCGCCGAGGTCGACCCGAGGATCGCATTGAGTTCTTCGTCGGAGCCGTCCGTGTCGGCAGTCCACATGCCGCTACACGACAACGTGCCGTCAGCCAATCCGAGGATGTACGCCTTGGAAGAATCCGCGAACGAAGTCACCTCTGCTGTCTCATTCGTCAGGGTGACGTCGGTGCTGTTGAAGTACGGAGTCATCACGAACTCGTCGAGGTAGACCTCGGTGCCTTTTCCGTGAACGAACGTGGGCATTACTTACCCCCTGATTTCTTGGCTGGTGGTGCGTCCTCGTATGCCTCGTTGACATCCGGGGTAGCCGGGTCGTCGGGAACGAAGTGACCGTTGTCGTCACGGGCACGCTTCGACTTGGAGGCCAGTTCAAGGTACCCGGCGTCGATGCGCCAGTCTTTTTTCCCGGCGGCGATCTCGACGGTTTCGCCCGGCTCGTACCGCTTACCGCCGACCTCGATTCCGCTCGTGCCGGACTCGCCTCCGGTGACTACATACTTCGGCACCGCACACCTCCTGTCGGGCGTCGCGGAGCCGAGTCACCGGCCACACGGGCACCCGGACACGCTGGTCACTCTGGTCGCCGTGAATGGTATCACTGGGCGGTCGGTGCGTGTTGGAAGCGTTCCGGCCCTGTTTGAGCCTGTCAGAAACACCCTGTGACCTGCGTGTTTAGGGGATGTCCCCGTATGGCTTGCCCCGGCTAGGGAACTGGGCCTAGTATGTGGTCATGGAAACAACGAGCAACCTCACCGCAACATGGGCAAAGACCGAGGAGTGGAGCCAGTACCGGGCCACCCTCGCCGACGGCACGAAGATCACCGTCAGCAAATACTTCCCCGGCGAGAACTGGTGGGTCGGGCAGAACTTCTACTGGGCATGGCAGATCGACCGCCCCGACGGCCACCAGTTCACCCCCGGCGGCGAGTACCAGCGCACCCTCAAAGAGTGCAAGGCCGACGCCCTGCGGAACGAGCGGTACGAGCGCAACAACTAATCAACTCCCCCCGACCCGGACCGCCGGGCACCGAGGCTCACGACCTCGGCGGGGACGATGGAAACAACAACAACAGCCACAAGGAGGCAGCCATCATGAAGAAGTCAGACGTCCAACCGAACACCATCTACCGGGTACGAGGCTCCGAACGCTACGGCTCCACGCCTATCGGGTTCGACAAGTTCGTACTCACCGGCGACGAGATCATCGGCGTCACTAGCGACCACTACAACCGGGACAAGACGACCAAGCGGTACGTCGAGGTCTACCCAATCGAGTGGGACAGTTCCCGGTGGGACCACACAGGTCGGTACGTTGCCGCTACCGACACCAAGCAGATCGCCTTCAAGGACATCGACGGCGACTACGGCGAGCAAGGCACCCTCGACGACATCACCGCCGAGAACCGTGACCGGCTCACCCGAGACATCCAGCGCGACTTGGAGCGCGACGCGCAGGCCGAGGTCAACAAGACCCGGTGGGCTGCTCTCGACACCGCCACTCTCGATCTGGTCAACGTCGGCGACTACGACCGGCCCGGAGCGGTGAGCGAATACTCCGACACCGGTCTTACCTCCGGCAAGGGCAACGAGGGAGCAGGCATCATCGAGGTCCGGTTGACGCTCGACGCCATCGAGACGATCAACGCCCTCCTCGCCACTCAGGCGGTGTCGGCATGAAGCAGTCGAACCTCGCCAACCTCGTCGTCGACGCCTACCGGTACGACGAATCATCGGCCTCCGGTCGCAACTGGCGGGCCATCAAACGCTGGTCGGGCCTGAGGCCCCGATCGGTCGACAGTCAGATTGTCGGGGTGTGGCATTTCAGCACCCACATGATCGACGTCGCCCGCGACGGAACCGTCACCCCGGTCAACCCCGGCTGGGGATCAACCACCGACCGGTGCGGCATCCGAAAGATCACCGCCGGGTACAACGGGCCTGACGGCTCCGTCGGCTACCGGGAACTCTTTGAGGACGCAGCATGAGTGTCGACCGTCCCAAGTCCGCTGAGAAACTGCTCGTCAAGTTCCTCGACAAGCCGCCCGAGTATCACGACTCTTTCAAGGTCGTCTACGACGAACCCGGCAGCCATGAGAGGTTGGCAGAAGTGACTTACTGCTCGGTGTGGAACGCCTGCGACAACTACGAGGAACAGTGGTTCGACCGCGATGGATGGGCGCCCGACGGATACGTCCTGACGCTGACCACCACCAGCGACGAGTATTACGTCCGATGGGCGCGGGCACTTTACGACCGGGGAGGGCTTTGGCTACCGGAACCCGGCCCGTGGCGGTTCAGGGGCGCTACCGACGGCTGGGAGAACACGATGTCTCTCCGTGAGGTCACGTTCAACACCACCTACCAAGTTGAGAAGGAGACAGCATGATCGCCGTCCTCTACATGACGAACCCGCTGTGGCAGTTCATCATCGCCCCAGTCGCCCTCGTCGGCTTCGGCTACTGGCTCCGAGGCGCACTCGACCGCTGGGACAGCCGCAACCCTGTCGCACCCGGACCGTATGATTGGGCCAACGAGGAGGACTGCTAGTGGAGCACCTGACGAACTGCTACGACGACGAAGGCCGACTGGTGTGCTGCTGCCCGATCGGCGCAGCCGACGACGTTGCCCGCGACGAGAAGATCAGCCGGGCCGAAGCCGAACGGCTCGTCAACGACTACGTTGTTGAAATGAGCGCAGCCGTGCTGAACGTGATCCGGTGAGCGCCCTCAACGGGCAGATGCCCCACACCTACGACCACGAACCCGGTGACGGCTGGTCGTACTCGGTCCTGATCTCCGAACTCCCCCATCACGGTTTCATGGGAGGCGGCAGCCCCAACGACTATGTGGTCGTCACCGTCTGGCGACCCCACGACAGGGGCATCGGACGGACCTACGTCATGGCGAAGCACGGGACGCTCACCGACCGGTACGTCCAAGAGAAGTTCTGTGACGGCCTCGACAACTCGGAGATGATCCACAACATCGCCGACGCGATCCGGCACACGCTGGGCCGTCCACCGCTCGACGGCGAGAACTGGCTGTGACGATCTACCGACGGTTGACGTTCATCGTCGCCGACGGCACCGACGACGAGTCGTATGATCTCATGTCCGCCGTGCTGACGACGATGGGAGCCATCGGGTCACCGTTCATCGGCGGCACCGGGATCATGATTCTCGACAGACACGAAGCCTCGCTGACCCTCGCTGACATCGAGACACCGGTTCCGCTTGCTGCTCAGGCCGAGGTGTTGGAGTTCCCCGAGACGTTCTCCTCAACCAAGGACGACGACCCCGACCCGTTCGGCTGACCCGGAACCCCGGCGTGGTTCAACCGCTTGCACCGGGGGCACCGCAGCCGGTACGGAGTGGACACCATTTCGGCTAACAGTTTCTCGCAACCGACACAGCGAACCCGGAACAGCGTCTCCCGAACTAGCGGGACAGCACCCTCACCGTAGGCGTCGCCCATCTCACAGCGCCTT